TATATACCTATCGACAACAAGCAGAAAACATTGCCAATTTAATTGATTACTTATTGGAGACGCGCATATATGGAAAATTCTTTTGGTTGTTTGACACTCTCAATATTTTCTCTCATTGATGGTAAGGTCTTGAGTAATGCACTCACAAACAAAGAGGACAAAATGTTGGGATTCATACATGCAATGCATAGGGTTTGTCTTGCTAATTATCTTGACAATCAAGATGAACAGTCTAAAAGGTTCTTAGATCTATGTAATCAAAATGTTTCAAATATCATTGATGACAATTGGAGCTTTATTGACTCCTACACAAACAATGATAGTCGCGCTCTTGATAATTTCTTCAGACAGAAAAGTAGGGGTTAATATGGGATTTCATAAAGGAAGTAGAAAAGGTAATAAGATTGAATGGATAGTCTGCCATTATCCTGTCGCTCCTGGTTGTAGCGCAAATTGGTGCTTTAATTATTACCAGAAGACAAGTAAAAAAAAATCTGCACACTATGCAGTTTGTAACGCTCTTACAGTCGAAATGGTTCCTTGCAAATATGCAGCATGGCATTGCTCAACAGATAAGAAGAAAACATATTGCAAAGCCAACAACCTTAACTCCATTGGCATCGACCTTATGGAGAATAAGGTTTGCAAGGAAACAATGAGTGTTAACGATAATGACTGGTACATCGAAGAAAAAACACTACACAATGCCGCAGTCTTAATAGCAGCATTGATGAAAAAGTATAACATAGATATCGAGCATGTCGTTAGGCATTATGACGTAACACATAAGTTATGCCCTAGACCTCTAGTCGGAGACGATGTTAATGTGTTTTATGGCATAACCGGCAACGAGAGATGGAAACAGTTCAAACAAGAAATAATCAGCATCATAAATAAAGATGACTGCGATTTGAATGAGCGAGAACACAAACAATGAACGTCAAAAAAAATAACATTATAGTCGGAATCGTTTGCCTTGGATTGCTTTGCACTCAGATTTGTCAGATATTCATTGATTCTGAAGGCAATTGCATAGAAATAATATCAAACGGAGACTCTTTTTCGTGTGACGAATACGTTAAAGAACAAACCGACTGCTGGGACACAGAAGGAAAGTCTCAATTATGTAATGCTTATTGGTTACAGGCGGATAAAACAAATGAATGAAGTCGTTTTGTCTGTTCTCACCACTTTTCTTCTGATCTTCATTATTCTTATGCCGTTGAGTGTAATCATAGAAAAATAGTTAATTTAGGAAGTGTTATGAAATGTGTCATACAGAGTGAACATGAAGAGCAAGTCGCATTGTTTAAATGGTGGGAATTTGCATGTCATTCATTCGGACTTAACTCTAAGTGCTTATTCGCAATACCGAATGGAGGCAAAAGAGACGTTGTTATTGCTAAGCGGTTAAAACAAGAAGGAGTTAAGTCTGGGATACCTGATATATTTTTAGCCGTTCCGAGAGAAGGGAAACACGGACTGTTCATAGAGTTAAAGAAAAAAAAAGGTGGAAAAGTGTCTGAAAATCAAAAGATTTGTATTTCATTGTTTAGCGCATTGGAGTATAAGGCAATTGTATGTAATGGTTGGCTTGACGCAAAAGAAGAAATAGAAGAATACTTGAGGTCTGATGATGAACGGACACCTAACGTCGAAGAGAAAAATGAAATACATGCATGAGCACTTCGCTTCATGTTTAGAACCTTCAGAAGTTAGATTTAAAAATACGCATCACAATGAGTAAAACGGAGTGAACATGTTTAACAAAATTATTATCGTAGGACGAGTCGGACAAGCGCCAACTATTAAAACATCAAAATATGGAAATCAATTTGCCACATTCAGTGTTGCAGTGGATAACGGATGGGGAGAAAACAAAACAACAGATTGGTATAATGTTACAACATTCGGAAAACTTGCAGAGAATGTTACGAAGTTTACACAGAAAGGATCTATTGTTTGTGTCTCAGGAAGTCTCAAATTAAGTTCGTATAAGGATAAAAACGGAGTTGAAAAGGCAAAACTCGAATTGAATGCCGACAGCGTTAACGCAATCAATACACAGAGAAAAGCACAGGCAGAACAAAGTAATACTGTTGAGCAAGTCGTAGAAGCTGTTGTTCCATTTGCGGACGAGTTTTATTTCTAACCGAACGGCAATCTTCTCGTGACGCGCTACAACGTGTTGCTGAACTCGGGCAAGTACTGGTAATGCTTGTTCGAATCCCCCGACTTAGGTAAATTGCACTGTTTGAACGTGTACACGCGATTACAAACAACGCTAAGCCGGTTCGATTCCGGCAGTCGGGATTGCATACTATGCATAAACAGAGCGCGAATAAGCCTCTCTACGAAGCTCAAACATTTCGCGCAATGATAGGACGTGCGCTGTTCTATCGGGATTCCACACAAGCCTCTCGCACGAAGCTCAAACAGTGTGAAGTAAATGGAATGGTTAGACTTTTGAGTCTTCGGGCAAATGGAATGCTCGCCATTCCTTAACAGCGAAGTAGCTCAGCTGGTTAGAGTAGTGGTCTTATAAACCATTGGTCGTGGGTTCAAGCCCCACCTTCGCTATTGGGTGTGTAGTTTAAATAAGAGTAAAACACATGTCGCGACCCACAGAAATGTGGTGAGAAGGAGGTTCAAGTCCTCCCACACCCAATATTCTCAAATTAAAAATCAAAACGATATGGTCTGAATCAAAACATGGTTAGCAAGGCGCTCTTCTCTTCAGAAAAGATAAATTGGGGAACACCACAGTGGCTGTTTGACGCGTTAAATGCAGAGTTCGGATTTACTCTCGATCCTTGCGCAGACGAAGAGAATCACAAGTGTAAACGATATTTCACCGAAAAGGATAATGGGCTTGAGAAGGACTGGGGGACTGAACGCGTCTTCTGTAATCCGCCTTACGGAAGGAATATAGGGGAATGGGTTAAAAAATGCTCACTCCATAAAGGTTTGGCTGTACTTTTAATTCCTTCACGAACAGACACACAATACTTTCATGAATTTATTTATAGAAATCAACGAGCAGAGATTCGTTTCATTCGAGGTCGTTTGAAATTTGAAGGCGCGAAAAACTCTGCACCTTTCCCTTCAATGATTGTCATTTTTAGGGGCAATCGGTGTTATGCGTAAAGAATGCATGATTTTACAATCGCTTAAGATCCGTGATTTTGCAATTCATGATAAAAGATGATTATAGAAAAAGCCCCAATTTGGGGCTTGTTTTGTTTTAGATAAAAATTACGCTTGGTGCGCTTTTAAAGACTTAAACGTTGCGCCATCGCTCTCGAGAATTGCATCACGACCTGTCTCCTCTTCCCAACGTCTGATGATCGCATCACAATAATGTGGATCTATCTCACAACCAAGACACTTCCTCTTTGAACGTTCTGCGGCGATAATCGTTGTGCCTGAACCCAAGAATGGATCATATACATAATCACCAACATCACTATTATTTTCAATCGGGCGACGCATGCACTCTATTGGCTTCTGAGTTCCATGCCCCCACTCACCCTCTTCTTTTAAAACTCGAATAGTAGGAATGTCCCATACTGAGCATTGGTTTCTTCCACCTTTCCAATTGTGATTACCTTTTGTCGCATACAGACAAGGCTCGTGTTTCCAATGATAATCAGATAATCCCATGGAAAATTGATTTTTATTCCATATAATTACAGAATTGAGCTTAAATCCGCAATCCTTTATGTCTTGAATAACAACATCTGAGTTTAGTGATGCGTGCCAAATATAAGCAATATTACCCTCAAATAGAGAATAAGCACCCTTCCAACTTGCTATGTCGTCATTGTTTACCGCGCCGCTTTTTCCACTAGAGTGAGTGCGAAGAAGTTTCGAAGGATCATAGTTAACGCCGTAAGGTGGATCCGTAACCATTAAATTTGGATGCCTATCTCCTAACAAACGGGATATTGCGTTTGCATCAGTGCTATCCCCACACACAAGACGATGATCTCCAAGAATCCAAATGTCTCCAGGCTGACAAATGGCTTCCTCTTCGTCTGAGACATCGACCTCTACCTCTTCTTTTTCCTCCGTTAGGTCGGTTGAATCATAATCAATAAAACCACTTATCTCATCTTGAGTAAAGCCAATCAAATCCAAGTCAAAATCAAGATCTCTTAGTTCGCTAAGTTCTATTTTGAGCATTTCAGCGTCCCAACCCGCGTCAAGAGCAAGCCTGTTGTCAGCAAGTATGTAAGCTTTTTTCTGTGCCTCTGTTAGATGGGATTCCACTACGCAAGGAACGGTAGTCAAGCCAAGTTTATGCGCAGCAAGGATTCTGCCATGCCCAGCAAGCACTCCTCCGTCTTCGGATATTATTATTGGGTTCATAAACCCAAACTCCTTAATACTACTAGCGATTTTTTGAACTTGCTCGTCACTATGAGTTCTCGCATTCCTTGCATAAGGAATTAAATCATTTACATTTCTTGTTTCAAATTTGGTTTGTTTGTTTTCAATCATGCCCAACTCCATTACTGTTTAATTTTAAATTTCCGTATTTCATCCCACACAAAACAGTAAATGCTAATCCCTCTGCCTGTTTTGTAGGTCTGCCAATCCTTTTGTAGTTACGACCACCCATGTTGTATCCATATATCGTCTTTTTTATGTCGTTATTAAACATCTTTAGCAAATGCTTAATATATTTTGAAGCAGCATTGCTTGAACACTCTATATCGTGAGGATTAGAGCAACCATAATGCTTCGATGTGGCTTTCATTAATTGCCATGCCCCAATGGCGCCCTTGCTCGAAATAGCCCTGGTTGAAGTGCTTCCTGACTCAGCAAGCATTAACCATATCCATTTATCACTCAGTCCATTTTCCTTGAGAACATCTTTGGCAACCTGGATGGAATGATTAACTTCTTCAGATTGGAGATGACTCTCCAAGCTTTTTGCAGCATCCAAACATCTTTCATTAGCAAAAGCAGAATAAAAAGGAATAAACGTAAATGTCAGACTGCAAAAAAGAATAGATACTATGATTAATAACAAGCTTGATTTTGAGTTCATTCGATGTCGTCTTGAGTGCTTATTCAAAAAGCTTAATAATATTATGGCTAAAACTTTATTGTGAAATTAACATTGAATTACTTGTAAGGCAAGGTATAACAATAAAATACAATCAATTGAGTCTCAAGGACGCTCGAATATGTCCATAGATTGAAAAGAAACAATATGACAAAGTATAATGACAATAATCCTTTTGGTTTAAGCCCAGAAGAAAGAAGAGTTCTATACCATTGGAGAAATGGAGACAGCATGGTCGATGCATATAAGAAAGTCATGCTGTCGGTGTATGATATCCAAGCCCTCTCAGAGGCCGCTCTAAGGAAAAGAGTTCAGCGTTTTTTTGGTACGTATCGTATGCGTGAGGCTATGGCAGCGACTGAAGGAGAGAAAGGTGATAAGGCAAGAGAGGACTTTAAACGATGGCAAGAGACTCAGAAGGCAAAAACAATTAACGATTTCTCTGGTGGGGCGTTTGATGGAACAAAGGCGCAATCAAAAGAGTTTAGCCATTACAATTCAAACACTGGAACAGATGGGGAAGAGAATGAAAATGTCAAGCTGGCAAACGAAAACGCCAATCTAGAGGCCATTAAGCTCGCCGAGGAAAACGCCAAACTTGGGGCGATTAAATCCGCTGAGTCAATCAAGACAGCAAAGGACAAGTGGCTTGAGTCTCTAAACGTTAGCGAAAACCCATCGTCGCTAACAATTTATGGAACAGGTCAGTTTCTTGCTTATGTTGCAGTGAAAGAAATCATGAGTCGTCAGGCTGAAATAAGGCAGAGAGGAATATCTGTTCTTGATAAAAACGGATCTGTTTTAACACCGACAATTATCTCTGCATTAAAAACAGCAGCAGCAATGATACTTCCTTTTGCTCCTGCTCCTTCAGCGGAGGACAGAAAAGAGATGTCAAAAGCCGCCGTTCTTCTTGGGTTGTTTCCTGAGCAAATATTGGAATCACCAGATGATTATACGGCTCCAATACCAAGCACAATCGATGTTCAAATAGACGATAAGGAGAAACAATAAATTGACAACTTCAAGAGAAACAAATGGCCGTGATATCGTCGAGTCACTAGGTAATAGGATTAGTAAGATTATGGATTTAATAGCGGTTGACATCAAGCGTGGAGTAATTGGCGGAGGAATTGATATCTGTTCGATCAGTTTAGAAGGTGACTTTATTAAAGTAATAACAATCTCTCGTGATACTGGAGAAACGTTCGTTTGGTTTCTAAAAAAAATAACTTGTTGCTGAAATTTAAAGCGCCTATTACGTGTTTGTTGATTAGTTAAATACCGTTGTCATGAATGTTGAACTTATGAAAACTTTACACGAAGAGAGTATAGAGTATGGATAGAAATATTGAAGACAGCCGTTCATACACTGCGATAACGTCGCCGTCCATCGTGAACTTTTCAGGTGTCCGAGGTTATGAGCTTAACGGCGTAGCATATATGCATATTGAAGACGTTTCACGTGGGCTTGGACTCACTCGTGAAAGGAACGGCATTAAGTACGTGATGTGGGATAGGGTCAAGCAATATCTGGAGGACATTAATTTCCACACTTCTGTGGAAAACGAGAAAACGCATGACTTCTATATCCCTGAAAACATTTTTTATCGTCTCTGCATGAAGGCAAGGAACGACATTGCGGAAGCATTTCAGGCTAAAGTCGCTGATGATATCATTCCATCCATACGAAAGACTGGCTCTTACATGATGATACCAAAGACGTATGCAGAGGCATTACGCGCCTATGCCGATGAAGTGGAAAAACGTGAGCGAGTTGAAGCGGAACGTGATGAAGCTATTCGCACCAAATCATTGATTGGTTCGAGACGCGAGGCGACAGCAATGGCCACTGCATCTGCATGCTCTAGACAAAACAAAAGACTTGTAAGTGAGAACGCTGCGCTAAAAGATGCTGTCGGGAGAGGGACTAACTGGAGAACCGTTTCAATGATGAGAGCAGAATGGATTCGTGAGTTTGGGCATGCACCAATATGGCAAAAACTCAAACAGTTTTCAGCTGATGTTAAGATTGAACCAGTTAAAGATGTCGAGGAACGCGTTGTGTTGCCAAATGGTGGTGAGCAAGTCAAACTATCATATAGATATCACAAGGAGGCATGGAATCGCTATCGGGAGTATGAAGAGAATTTGAAAAATCACAGTTCAATATAAGGTGCCAGACGAGGAGAAAAAAAGATGATGACGCTTAAAGATCTGAAGAAACTAATCGAAGAAATCGAATCGAAAGTCGGTGTTCCTGCAGACAGGATTCAAGTCACGCTTGAGCCATGTTCGGAGCCTTACGTGGTCGCTGGTGCGTTCATTAAGATGGATGATAAGGGTAACTGTCCAGATATGCAGGATGGGGTGTATATGTGTGTGTATCCCAATGGCAGACCATGGGATGTCACCACTATCCACGCCAAAACAGAGAAGTGCCGCACTTTTAACTTCTCAACACGTCGTGGAAATATCACCGATAGAATAATATAGACATCTCATTTAATTGTGGAGGTTAGCATGAAAAAGAAAGACCTTGTGGAATTACAGACTGTGAGTGGAATTTATCCTATGGCTTATTACTTTAATGAACTATTGGGTGAGTCAGGCGATGAGTTACCAGATATGATAGATTCTTCTAACTTGAGAAGCGCTCTTAAAGACTTTATTAGTCAGCTAGAAGCTTATCAATACAAAGCTAGAGATACATTCTTTAGTGCCTGTATAGACTGAAAAGGAAAATGCCAGAGCCGTTCATAGTCGCAACGGCTCGAAGAAACACAAAGGATAACTGCTGAAGAGTTGACACAACTATGTGTGTTTATCTTGTTGATTCACAAACAAGCTGTTCTCTGACTTCATCTATTGTAGCTTTTCTTGCTGGAATAACGAGATATGGATATTGGTTGGCGTAACATGTTGTGCCAGACTTAGAATAAAGATATTGCGGATCTATATCACCAAGTGCAAGGTATGCATCAAACACAGTATCGATGCAAATTCCATCTTTAACGTTACGTCCACGTCCAAAGATCTCTCCTTTTTTCATAGATAATCCGTAACTAGAACAATGTAACCCAACAATATTCATCGCCAGTACAAGTTTGTCAGAGAGTAGATTCTCGCAATTATCATCCGTATAATAATCTTGATTTTGAAAAGAAGTTAAATATCCTTGAGGAAGAAAACAATCGATACCATTTATTGTCCTCAAAGTGACGTTTGCGTTTAGAACATTGTCATATGGAGATAAAACGCGATAAGTGCTTCCGTCTGACATGCTATATTCTTTGTAATACGTGATACGTTCTCCGTCTTCGGAACCTACTGGGCCACTTGCAGGACATTCTTCGCAAGCAGGACATGAAGGACACTCTTTTTCCTTGCATTCTTCGCAAACGGGGCACTCTTTTTCTCCGCACTCTTCGCAAACAGGACATTCCTTGTTTCCATCGAGGGGCGGACACTCAGTACACTCAGTACATTCAGTACAAACTGGGCATTGTTCTTTATTGTCTTCGCAGACTGTGCATTTTTCGCATTCAGGGCATTGTGTATCTTCATCACAGCTGCAAATTAAACTAGCCGTTATTATCAAAACGCAAAAAACTCAAAAGCCGTTTCATTTCTAATTCCTCCTAGAGTTTGGAAAACGTTTCCACGTCCACACGCGGCTATTGAAGTGTATTCCAAATCAGGGATTTGGCAAAAAAAACAGAATTAATTGCATTGCTGTTCTGACTAAGCACTTAGCATTCTAGAACTTATTATTAAGCACAAAGTCCCCTTAGCAGACATAAAAAGAATTGAGAACACGTTAAATTCTTGTTACGATATTTAAATCGTCTAAATCAAGAACCATTAAGATGCGGTTTTGCAAAAGAGAAATAGAGGTTAATGTGGGAAACTCTGATGCACTAAAGCTTAAACCATTATCACCAAAAGCGCGCGCTAGTATCAAGGCTGATGGATGGATGACTGTATGGGAGGGGGCAATTCGTTCTGGCAAAACCGTTGCTTCTCTAATTGCGTGGCTGGCTTACATTGAGCGAAGTGATGAGCAAGTATTCTTTATGTCTGGGAAAACATATGGTTCTCTCGTCCGTAATGTCGTCAATGGGGATTTCGGGATACTAGCATTGGCACACCCAGTTATTGAAATGACGAAGGATAATACTGGAAGCTCTGTGCTTTTAATCGGAAATAAAAAAATATATTTGTTTGGCGCATCAGACGATTCAGCATACATGAGACTCAAGGGATTGACTGCGGGAGGATGGTATGCAGATGAGGTTGCGACCCATCCTGAGTCTTTTATTGTTGAAGGATTAGCTCGAACTGCTGTTTCTACAGACAGACGTATTTTTTGGACTCTAAACCCAACGTTTCCTTCGCATTACATTTATCACAAATTTATGGACACATGGGAAGGAACTCCTGGGTATCGCAGATATCACTTTACGCTTGATGACAATTTGGCAATGACTAAAGAACGTAAAGAACAACTCGCTATGCAGTATTCTGGGCGATACAAGTCAATCTACATCCTTGGACTGAGGGTTGCTCCGACAGGGGCGATATATGATAATTTTAGCAGAGATAAAGTGGTTTTTTCGGGATTCCCAAAGGAAAAGCTGACAGATTGTCAGCATTTCATCTGCTGCGACTATGGAACTGTTAACCCATGCGTATTCCTTGACTGCACAATATCAGAAAGTGGAGTTGTTTACGTCCTTCGTGAATATAGGTGGGATTCTAGAGTTAAAATGCAACAAAAGACAGATTCGGCTTACGTTCAAGACATGATCAAATTCGCTGGAAACGCTGATTCTTGTGACAGTGTTATTGTCGTTGACCCATCAGCTGTATCATTCATAACAGCATTACAGGCAGAAGGATTCTTTGTTAAGGCAGCAAACAATGATGTTTTGAATGGAATAATGAAATTATCTTCAATCATTGCTCAAGGCCGTCTTAGAATACATGAATCATGCACTGGATTAATCTCGGAAATGGAGGGATATTCATGGGATGAGAAAAGTGTAAACAATGGAATGGAAAAGCCTCTTAAAATCAGAGACCATGGTCCAGACGCATTAAGATATTATGTTAATACCTGTTTATCACAATTAGATATTAGTGGATGATGAAAGACAATGGCGATTAGTCTTTATTATACAAGCAAAAAGAAGAAATCTTTTTGAAGACGCTGAAAAGACATCTGTTAAAAAAAGTGAGTTTACACAAGAAGAGCTTGGAAGTAGCAGTAAGTGATGGACATCTCATGTATGCGTAAAAAAAATGGCTTTCTAAAAATATATTCTAATGGAGGAATGAAATGGCAATTAATTTATTTCACTTATCAAAAGATCCGAATCTCAAAACAATGATTCCAAGAGTTCCAAACAACAGACTTGTTCGTTCCGGAAAGGAAGACGGCAAGACACCAAGAGTCTGTTTTTCTAAAAGCATTCACTCTGCATTAGCGTCCGCGCCACCCGCAAGAATCGGTTCAGTATTATATGTTTACTCACCAACATCAATAGATAAATCGGCATTATACAAGCCATCGTTGTCACAGGTGCCTGATAGCGGCTTCACACATGAGGTGTGGTATTTGAAACCTGTAACAGTAAAAAAGGTTGGCATTATTGTCGTTGGCGACATTATTCGCAGTAAATATTGGTATGGCAAGGAACGTGAATCACATTATGACCTTACGTGGCACAACTACAAAGAAATTGACACTCCTAAAAACAAAAGTGAAATTAGAGCTTATTTAAAAAGCCAGCCAGATTATCAAAGACGAAAACGGTCTAAAAGAAAGGAACTTCTTCGTGGCATGCTTGGTGGTGGATTTGCGACTCTAGGAGGTGTCGCAGTTTATATGCTTGTGGGAAACATTTTGAAACGGATAAAAGACATATGAAACGAATAGTGACTAAAGCCGCCACAATTACTGCTCTCGCCTCTTGGATTATTTGCACAACGCTAAAAGATTCAATTTTAACAATCATTCATCAAAACAAGGATGACACTAATGGAAGAACGAAAAAGAGCCAACAATTTCAATAATTGCAGAGAATTTAAAAATGAAGATTATCTTAGTTCTTATGAGGTTAATCCTAATTTGGATGACATGACTCGGCAGAAGTTGGAAATAATACTGGAAGATATCAGCGCAGTATTAGGTGTTGTCGTTACTACAAAAGACGAAAAAATGTGCTTTTATAAAGAACTATATGGTATGATTCCGAATGATTTATAGCAGATAACACAAGTAATTATTTATTATGGTTGAGGCGATATGAAGCACGAAGACGATCAGAATAAACAGCACAACTTCGCTGAAGATATTGACGCAATGATTGATAACATGCGATGCGACCGATCTGATGTCATCCAAGATAGCATTCCAAAGACGCAGTTACAAAGCAACATTGATAACGCACTTTTGAATTTAAGAACAAAACAAATAGTGTCTGACATCAAAAAAAATAGTGCCAGTCCGATGTCGTTTAGAGATGCGTTCGCGAATCCGGCTGCTAAAACTGGGTGGGGCGAAGATAATCTAATGAATGCGACTGAATATCCAATGACGCGTCTCACGCAAGATTGGCAGTTGCTAACCTCACTTTATCGTTCTTCATGGATAGTCCAGCGGGTTTGTAATGTCATTCCAGAAGATGCTTTATCTGATTTGCAAATTGAAGTTCCTGGAATTAGCACAGACAATTTACACAGACTTCAAGAGGAAATTAGATCAACACACCTAAGAGAATCAATTCTTGAAGGATTGCGATGGGGACGATTGTATGGTGGCGCGGCAGCAATAATTATGATTTCAGGGCAAGAGGAAGACCTATCATTGCCGCTTGATATCAACAATATTACGGTTGGAGCTTTTAGAGGGTTGTATGTTGTTGACAGATGGAGTGGAATATATCCAAGTCTAACACTGGTTGATGATGATCGGGATCCTGATTATGGATTGCCAGAGTTTTATGAGGTGAGAGATGAAAATGGTGTCGGTCAATATCAAGTCCACCACTCTCGCGTCTTAAGATTCTGTGGCATTAAAATGCCATTTTGGGAACAAGTGGCAGAGCAATATTGGGGAACGTCAGCTATTGAATCAATGTACGATGAACTGATTAAACGAGACAATGTTGCTCACAATATCGCAAATTTGACATTTAAAGCGAATTTATCTGTTTTGCAGGTTGAGAATCTTGATCAGATGTTCGCTACATCAAGCACAGTGCATCAGCGCAGAATGTACGCAATGTTGTCGGCTATTAATACGATGGAGAACAGCATGGGGATCCGTCTCGTTAATAAGGGAGACGATATTCAGCAATTACAGTATTCCTTCTCGGGTCTTCCAGAAGTAATGGACTCCGCAATGATGGATATGGCCGGTGCTACATCAATACCAGTTACACGTCTGTTTGGTCGTTCTCCTGCTGGCATGAACTCAACGGGGGAATCCGATGAGAAGATGTATCGACAAACATTAGAGCAAGAACGTGCTGTACACATTACACCAGTGTTAGAACGTTTGCTTCCAATTGTTTGTCGTTCCGCAGTCGGTTGTTTTCCTGCAGGAGCAACATTCAAATATCCTTCGCTCATGGAAATTCCACCAAATGAAAGAGGGTCTATTATTGATCAGCAAATTCAGCCACTTGAACGCATGTTTCAAGCGAACTTGCTTCCTGGCGACGCTGTTTTAGAAGCCCTGCGCAATGCTCAGATATCAATGGATATAACAACAACCATACGGGATGAGCATATCAACAAAGTTCGCGGCAAGTATGCAAAGGATTTAGAGCAAGGCAACGTCGATCCGTTTGGTGGGGCGATGCAGGTTGCTTCTGAAGCAGGTGTTGATTCTGGAGTGGATAATTCTAATGCCATTACCATGGAACAACATAAGACTGAAAACGCAAATGAGGAGGCATAATCATGTCAGGAAAATTGGTATTTTATCATGGAACAGTTTGCAGCTCGAAAACGATGACACTCTTGGCAATGGCGAACAATTACGAAGCTTGCGGGCGAACTGTCTGCGCAATAAAACCATCCATTGACACAAGAAGTGAAATGATTGTTACAAGGGCTGGACTTCCACCAAGAAAAGCAGATATTGTGTTAAAGCCGAATGAATCACTATCTGCATATAACGACATCATTCGTGTTGCGAACATTGTGTTTGTAGATGAATGCCAATTTTTGACCGTTGCGCATGTTGAGGAACTGCGTAACATTACAATAAAAAATAATATTGACGTGTTGTGCTTTGGGTTGAGAACAGACTTTAACACTCATTTGTTTGAAGCTTCAAAACGGATGTTTGAACTCGCAGACGAATTTATAGAGGTAAAATCAATATGCGGCGTGTGCGGGGAACAAGCAGGATTTAATATTAAGGTCGGAACAAAACGAACAGATGGCGTCTTTCTTCCTAGTTGGAATGAGTTTGAAGGCAGATGTTTTAAGCATTATCATGGCTAATTTGTTTGCATCGGGGAAATCGTGAAACATAGATTTGAAGAAATTGTGAGCCTGATTCTTGAGAAAGGAGGTAGCGGTTCTAGACAATCCGCATGGGGATATTTGCGCAGTGAAAGTGCAAAGGCTGAGGCGGAATTAATTAGCATCTCTAGAAACACTCAAGAATCAATTATCGCAATTATTCAGAAAATTACGCCAGAAGATTTAAAAGCATACAATACGCAGAAAATTATAGATAAGGTTAGCCAAACGCTCTCAAAACTGGTTGGAGACAGCCGTGTGATAGCCGAGAGAATGATCTTGGCGAATATCATTGCGGGGAAAGTGAAAGGAAAGGGAGGAACTCCTGATATTGCAGAAGAAGACCACGCCAGAATTGACAAGATGGTGGATGATATCACTTCTAAAATTCAACAAGGTGCTTCATTAACGCTATCATCCATCAAAACACTTATTCAAAACGGTTCAATACGCGCAAACATGGGCGATTATGCTGAACATGGCGATAATAAGAATGAAAACATCGTTAAGCAGCAACCAACACAGTTCTTGCCAACAGTCGATGCGATTGAAGAGAAAAATACAAGCAGAACATATCCGAGAGCGTCATTATCAAAGGCTGAAATTGAAAATATTTCAAACGATCCAATTGCTTATGCCAGAGAACAATCACATAAAAACATTAACGAGGTTAATCGACTTCATAATGAATACATGAATGGACTTAGAGTAATTAAAACGCTAAATACAAAACAGCAGTTAACTCAGAGTAAAAAAGAAATTAATGGAAATTCCGCAGACAAGGCATTGTTTGAAATGAACAAATTGTTGCGCTCTCAAGGCGTCTATGCTTTTGTAGACAATGGCGGTAAGCGATGGACTCTAGAGACTTATTGTGTAATGGCCGCTCGCAATTCGTCAGCGAGAACAACCAACATCGGCGAGATGTTTTCAGACGGAGAACATGATTTGTATTACATAGTCCCTCACAAGGGATCTTGCCCATTATGCGCAAAGTATGAGGGACGCGTGTATTCAAAATCTGGAACTAATCCAAATTATCCAAAACTGTCATCAGTTTTTGGAAAGATTGATCCGTCTGGAGGTGAAGATTTGGATAACATGTATCTGACAATTCATCCGAACTGTAGGCACAAACTTATTAAGTATCATGAAAATAACCACACGCGTAGAGAGCAAAAAAAAATAATAAAAGAGTCAAACTGGCCAATAGGTATTTCAAGGCAACAACAGGATCTAATACTCAAATACAAAGAGAATGAACACGAACGTTCTCAAATTGTTTCAGCAATGCGTGAATTTACGATGTATTTGCAAGTCATGAGCGCAAGCGATGTGTGCGAGAACTTTAAGGCATTTTATGCCAACAAAAAGCAAAACACTGAAAAATACAAAGAAATCAAACGCAAATATAACGAAATAATAAAGAACATGTGATTAATTGAGCTTGATTTTGTTATATTCTGTGTTATTCTATTTCAATTAAAACAAAAAACAACCCACTTGAATAATGGTGTGCTATGGAAATACATTATTATGGTGATAAAATCTCGGAGCGCATTGCTAAAACGCCAGAAGGTTTTTTAATCTGCCAGGATGTTCCAATTTCTAGAACAGGATACCAGCGCTATTTACTTTCTGAATTGTCTGATACACCAATCCATAAGGATTCAGACAGGGTCGTTCATGTTTACAGACCTTCTGAAGAGGTGTTTGACATTCGTTCGCTCGCGTCATTTGAGGGTAAACCTGTAACGAATGAACATCCAGATGAAGATGTGACTCCTGAAAACTATCAAAGATACTCATGCGGTCATGTTCAGAATGTCCATGTTGGAACTGGAGAGGATTCGAACAAAGTTCTGGCTGATCTGTATATAACAGATCCTGTTCTCATTAGGTTGATAGAAAACGGAAAGCGTGAGGTTTCGTGCGGATATTACGCTGAAGAAAAAAAGGATAGTGATGGCAAAGTGTGCCAAACGAAAATACGCGGAAATCATGTTGCTATCGTTGATAATGGGCGTGCTGGAAAAAAAGTGTGTATCAGAGACAGCAGGAAATCCAAACGCTCAAAAGCAAATTATAGATTAATGGCTAAAAAAGATTCGATGTTATCAGAAATGGATATTTACAACTGTTTGACGGTTCCACGTCATAAACGTAGACACATAGGAGAAAATATGCGTAAGTATGGTTTTTTAGATGAAGACGTTTTGCTTGATGAGGACTATCTTGAAGACGAAGACGTTCTGATGGACGAAGATTATCTTGAGGACGAAGATTATCTTGAGGACGAGGATTATCTTGAGGACGAGGATTATCTTGAGGACGAGGATTATCTTGAAGACGAGGATTATCTTGAGGACGAGGATTATCTTGAGGACGAGGATTATCTTGAAGACGAGGATTATCTTGAGGACGAGGATTATCTTGAAGACGAAGACGTTCTGATGGATGAAGATTATTTTGAAGACGAATATGGGATTGAAGATGCTAGATGCTCTGATATTGATTATGACACTTTCGACGATGATTATGCTTGCTCTCCAAGAACAAATCTGAATGAAAAAGCAGAAATTATTCTCCGCGATGCGCGTCGGACACTGAGAGATGCAAAACGCCACTTGAAACGTGCAAAACGTAATGATGCATTTCAACGTCTTAAGCCTCGGAAAGCGCTTCGTCGATTGAGAGACGCGATCATTCTTAATGATGACGATATTGTTGAAGAAGATGTCCTTATGGATGAAGATTATCTTGAAGACGAAGATGTTTTGATGGATGAAGATTATCTTGAAGACGAAGATTGTCTTGAGGATGAGGATTGCCTTGAAGACGAAGATTGTCTTGAGGATGAAGATTGTCTTGAAGACGAAGACTATCTTGAAGACGAAGACTATCTTGAAGATGAAGATATTGTTGAAAACGATATCGAAGTGACTGATTCCGATGAGTTCGTCAGCGAGAATGAAACGCTCAACACAGACAAAGCTAAAGCGCTTCGCGACATCACGGAGGCAACTCGAGGGATTAGCAATCCAAATGAACGAAAACAGCTTCAGGATGCAATTTACAAGGCTCTCTGTGGAAAGTCACAAATGAACGACGTAATGCGTATTACCAAAAAAAATCGTACACGTCTTGACTCTGTTGCATCTGGAAGTGTCCGCATGGATTTAACAGCTCAACAAACTGTTTATGATTCTCTGAATCCTCACAAAAAAAGTTTATTTTAATATTACAAATAACTAACAATAGGAGATAGGTTATGAGTGGAAAAACAATTGGTCTTAACTTCAATCATGGTTTCGCTGGTTCTTATGCACGTCAACCCGCAATGGTCATCGCGACGCGTCCAAACACGGGAGACGCTGAAATTCCTTACGGCGCTCCTGTCATGCAGGGGGGGAATGGTGTCAAACTGCCTGACGGCACGATGACCGCAACAACCTTTGTTGGCGTTGCTGCACGTCAGGTACAAACCTCTAGTAATTTCTATGCTCAAAACGGAGCGGGTACATATCAGAAAAATGATGCGGTTCCAGTGTTTCAGCAAGGGCGAATTAATGTCAAAGTCGCAGAAGGAACGCCTGCCCTTTATGGAAAAGTTTATGTCCGTATCGTTTCTAGCGGAACTGGAAATGTAGGCGATTTTGAATGCACAAGCGTTACTGGCGAAAATGTCGAACTCGAAAATTGCCAGTGGGGTGGTCCGAAGGATGCCAATGGTGTGGCTGAACTCGCGATATTCGATGGTATTGGTGCTTAATGATTTTAATGAATTGAACTAAATAAAAAAGGAGATAACATATGGGACGTTATAGAGATATGGGGACTTTTAGAAGCGATGTCGTTAACTATGTTCCTGGTTCTTCAACCAGTTTTAGTTTGAGTGGGATGAAACGCGCTTTTAACGATTCCTCTTCCATTAATCGATTTACGGACGGTGCAATAGCAACTGCTGGTGCATTCCTCGTTTCGGAATTAGAAAAACGAGATCCAATCGTTCGAGTCCCCCTCACCAGCTTCACCTATGCTCGTGATATTCCTATCAAAATTGGTGGCGGCTGGGTTGATCACACGTCAAACCTTAACATTGATTATGGTGTTACAGGGGGATCTGGCAATGGTACCGTTCAAGCGGCAGGTGCTAATGGCTCGCCACTTATTCAATTGAATCTTGAAAAAGACGTCTATAAAACTCACGTGTTTAATACGACGATGCGCATTAAATTCGTTGACATGATGCGTTCTCAAATCACAGGTCGCAGTCTGGATAAGATGCTTAGCGATGGTGTGCGTCTTGTGTATGATAAACACATGGACGAAAACGTTTACCGTGGTATTTCAGACTATGGCTCGTTTGGCCTGGTTAACAATCCGAACATCACGTCCTCTTCGGCGGCTACTGGTGCTGGTGGAAATACAACATGGGCATCCAAGACACCTGCCGAAATCCTGAAAGATATCAATGATGCAATTAACGCTGTTTGGGAAGCTGCTGGATATGATCTCCGCGCAATGCCTAATCACATCATACTCCCTCACGAGCAGTTCAATTACATTGCAACGCAGCCCGTGTCCGCTCTTAGCGAAAAATCAATATTGACCTATTTACAAGAAAACAACGTTGCAGCAAAGAACAACGTTGAACTCGTTATTGCTGGCGTGCCATGGTGTAAAGGCGCAGGAACCTCTGGAATGGATCGCATGGTTGTTTATGTCCATAACGAGCAGTTCATCGCTGTTGAAGAGCTTGCGCCGCTTTCTCGCGTTATGACGAGTCCGTCCACAGAAGCTCAGGCTTATGACAGCTTATACATGGCAAACCTTTCTGAGGTCGAGTTCTTCTACACTCAGACAGTTCGTTATGTGGATGGCATTTAGTGAGTAATCTGTTCGCGTGTCGTTGATGCTTCATTAAATCTAGACACGCGAATAGTCTAATGGATGTTGTTTATTAATACGACATGGAGAGAGAATCATGAATATTAAACGATACATTGATATGATGGTAAAGAAAAGTGTTCACCGGGCATTTCGAGATGAAGATGCGGTGAAATGGCAGTATAAACTTACAGACAATCTGCATGAAGTAGGAGAAATACTTCGCATGCCAGTACTTGGAAAACTGGCTTCCACGTTTAGTCGAAGACTTTTTAACGTTTGGGATAACCGAGAGAGATATAGTGCTACGCTTGGCTCGCTTAAACAGCATCTTCTGAAAGTGCTTAAGAATAAAGACCCTAAATATATGAGAGAATTTAATTATTTAATTGGACAAGTTAGCCGAGCACATGAGTTGGAAATGATGTCTAAAAAAGATATCTAAACAAACTCCGGGCTACGCCCGGAGATAGATAAATGAACGGTAATTTATGGAAGAGAAAGTTCAAATTATTTCAAAACACATCCAATTGCTCACAAGAGCCTTGTCAAATGTCGGACTGAACGTGCTTAGTCAGTACACTAATCGTGTCTTGCCCGCAACTCTTGACGACGAGAGTGCGTTTTTTAGAGCTATTAATGGAATTGATAATATGTTTAACGCGAAGCGTTTTGGCCACTCTTCGCACAAACGAATTCAACACATTATAGACATGGTTAAACTTGACTACATGGATTTGTTAGATATGCGGCGTAAAAAAAATAAGGCATATTCCGATTCGACAAGGACTGAGATAATGAATATTAAACGATATATAGATAAACGTGTCAAAAATGAAATAAAACAGCTGCGTCGCCATATACGTCGTGATTCTGTCAATATACCAGGAGTAATAAGAGAAATCTTAGCTTTATGTAAGGAATTCATATCAGAAGTAGGTGGTTGGGTTCTCTTCGTTAGGGCCATGAGAATAGTGAACAGAATCTTGCTAATGGTTGACATTATTCAAGGCGTGCGCAATGAGATTGAACTGGCCAAGATTTCAAAAAAACTTGAAAAACTCAATTACGAGTTACAACATGAAATGATGAAAATATCATTTAGGAAAAATTCTAAAGAGGATTTGAAGGGGCTAGACAATAAACGCGCTGAAGCAGAGAGATTGATTGCTGAACGTGCAACTCGAATGTCAAAGCGCATAGAAAAACTTATCGTTATACTCATACGCGAAATTTCGTTCCGAATGTCCCGTGAGCCGGAACGCTTTGCGTAAAATAACTTATACGATCCATTCAATTTATCCCACAGTATTTTTATGACAACAGGAAAAGAGACAAGGAGAAAACATCATGATTATTCACGTAAAACAAAGTTTTGAAATTCGTAACAACTCAGGTGAAAAATATACAGCGCGTAATGGAGACATTGTTGTGCCGCCGGAATGGGTTGTCCATAATAACTTCTTTAAGGCATTGTGTGACAGCGGAAAAATAACCGTTCATTTAGACTCCAAATCCGTGGAGCTTGAGCAGGCTCGTGGAGATAACTCTTCTAAAACTGTTGAAGAAAATAATAAAAAATCAAAAAAACAATAGCGTGTGCGCGAAAGTCCAATTTTTTGTAGCAGTGGAGAGAGAGGATGAGACGTATAAAAAGACTGAATGATGGGTCAAAAGAACTTTTAAAAAAAATTAAAGAAAAATGTATTTACTTAATCAATGTGCTAAAAGATTCAAGCCCTAAGCTAACAAAGGTGTTAAGAGGAATCCTCGCGCTCGTCTCAGTTGGAATAAGCGCACAAGGAGGTGCTCAGCTGGCGATGAATGCCAGCTTGCTCTTTAGATACAGAAAGTATTTGAAAGATGAATTGATCGCCATACAAACCGGTGAGAACGAATATGAAGTTCTTTCCAGGACTGGACTTGTGCGCAATGTCGTTCATGCAGGTGTCAAAATTTTGATCGGGTTGCTCGGTGCCTATCTTTCGGCACATGGAATGCAAGCACGCAAGGATTCTGCTTGTTTCAGAAAAGATGGATTGAAAGAGAAACTTGTTACGAAGATAGATCAGATTTTATTGTCCATAAAAAGTTTTGCAAATAATATTAAAAATATGCCTGTTCAAAAGAAAGTTGCTCTTGTTCGGGCATTGCTTCTTACGCTCAGGTCTATTATTGCTGCTGGTCTCAATGCAAAAGCTGTTTATGAAGCGTTAAGATGTACTGGAAAATTACGCAAAGCGATGATGGCAGTTACTATGTTACTATCGTCTTCTGGAGTTCCATTGCAAAATGCAGCTAATATCGCTGCTCTTATGCGGATATGGCAGGGAATTGTGGGCAGCGTTTGGACTGTAACTAGCGTGTTCACTGCAACGAGAACTGCGAAAAACGCGGTCAATATTTTAAAAAAAGAAGGTTTGAGACGAAGACAAAGAAAGGCTGACTCATTCAGACTTAAAAAAGTGCTGTTGAAATCATAACAAGTCAAGACCAAAAAAGAACAAAGCCCGTCAATGCGATAGGGTAAAATCTAAATCATCTTTCCATTGGAGCAAAATCTTAATTCCTTGAGCGAATCTTTCTGGTATGTGTATGTATAAAAAACAAGCAAATAGATATTTTAAGCGCTTTCGCGATGACGTTTCCCAAAGTGCACAAAAAAAACAAGCTAAAACTCTAGCGGGAACTATAAAAAAACTAATCTCATTAGTTAACCACATGATAACAGTATCCTCGCCAGTTTTAAGTAAAATGTGTAAAGGAATTAAGATTTTGCTCCAAATGCTGATTGATTACCTATTTGATGATGCTTTTGCGAGCGAACAAGACGTGAGTATAGGAAACAATACCTATTCCACTGGTCCTTATGAAAGGAGAAAAGTCAAAAGGGATAAACTCAGGAAATATATTCAAAATAAGAAGAAAATTATTAACTTGCTTAGCCGTTTGAACGAAAAGTTAAAAAAAGAAAACTCTTCTGTTTCAAAATCATTTGCAAAGATTTCTTCTTCTGGAAACATCAGCAAGAATACGGAAATTAACATGTCTGAAATAAACAAGTCCGTGAATCAAATTATATCAGGCGTATCGATGTTTATAACATTACAAGATTTTATCACTAAATCAGAGATGGTTGATTTAAAAAATCTTAGCGGAGTGAAAATTCCTACGCATCAATCAAATGCTCTGCTCAGTCAAAATATTAAACAAGAGGAATATGGCTATAACAAGGACTCACCGTCTTTCATTCCTATTCGGAATATAATTTCTATGCTTGTAGCGAGAACACACTCTTTAGAGAAATCAAAAAAAATAAGCGATCCGAAAAGCGCAGAACGTATTAGACATCACATGAACAGCTTACTCACTGCTAGAGTTATCTCGTCACCAGAAATATTTAAAAATACAATTAAAAATGCACAAGGTAAATTTTTTGAAAGCACGACACTAGCCGCTTCATCACAGCGTGACTATCGTAATAAGTTTAAAGAAATAACTAATCTATATGAAAAGTTTGCTAAATCTAACGGATTGGAGTAACATTGCTATGTTTCCAATGGACAGAGAACACATACGCGAATTAAAATCTCTCGCAAGTGGTATAGTTGATGGCAAACGAGGTGCGTACACATTAGAGTTCTTTTTGGAAGACTATCCGCCTTTCAAAAATAAAACAGATGGCACATGTTTTGTTCCTTCACCAATGATGAATACATTCCTTTCAATGTGTAATGACATCGTATCTCCAGATAGGTGGGGGGAATCTTGGCGCTTTGCTGCGGGTCTGTTTGTTGCGCATTATGCAACACTCTATCTCAAAACGATACAAAACAATCCTAACGGCTCAACAAGCATGGCTTCCGCAGCGGCTTCA